GAGCGCCTATAGACGAAAGTCAATTAAGAACGCTTACGCAAGAACAAAGAGAAGCAGCACTTGAGGCTTACTTAATATTTAATCAGTCTTTTGACAGAGCGCAAGAAATTGTTGACACAATGATTGACAACCCTGCAGCGCTTGAGGGTATGGAAGATCCGGGTGAAGTAACTAATTTAATAATAGAACAAAATGCTTTAGGTTTATTGGGACCAAGTGCCGCAACTCCAGTTACTTCTGTTCCTCAGGGAATGGTAATTAGAGGCGGAGCAGGTGTTACTGTAGATATTAGCGAAATAGGATCAATAAGCGATGTAAATCTTGAAACTATATTTGAACATTTAAAAGGTTACATTCCCGGAGTTAGTCTTCCTAGTTGGCTTCCTAGTGCTGGTGTTATTTTTATACCAGATATTCAAGGTAAGGTGCGTCAAGTTAATGACGCTATAGGAGGCGTTGTAGACTCTATTGAAGGCGTACTGACAGGAGAAGCTAGTGTTCAAGATGTTCTTGACGCAATGGGCGGTGTTATTACTGATGTGTTTGATGCTGTCGTTTATAACGAAGAAGAAGGCGAAGAAGGTATTCTTGAAAGTGCCGTAAGTGGAATTTTTGGTGCAATTAAAGATGTTTTAGAAGGAACAGCAGACGCTACTACAACAGGTACGGTTGTTGGTGGTGTAATAACTTCTGTTCTTGGATCTAGTTTACCTACTTGGTTACCCGGCGTTTTAACAACAGTGTTTGGTTCAGGTAGTCCGGTTCTTCCGACAATACAACGTGTGTTATCAGAAGCAGGCATTGAACTTCCATTAACCCAAGAAGTAGAAACAGACCCTGATCCCAACACACTGTTTACCAACAGGGGCAACAACTACTTTGTCAACAGCGAAACAGACGAGTATTTCCAATTAGCCGAAAGCGAAGACATTGACTTTGAGTTTAACGGTCAGTACACCAGAGAGCAGCTAGAGGACACTGGTTTAGAGACAATTAACTCTGGTACGTATCAGTCACTGCTGGATGACCTGTCGTTTCACGCACTAGAAGAAGACATCTATCAGTACTCTATGGAAGATCTGATAGAGCGCTATGAAGCAGAAGGAGGTATACTCCCCGGCGACTGGAAGTTAATGGACGAAGAATCACAGTACAACTTCTTTTTAGACGACTACTTCGACATTCCTCCTTTAATTAGAGACCCTGATAGAGATTCTGACGAAGACTCAGATGATGATCCAGATGATGACTCAGATGATGACACAGATGATGACACAGATACAAGTGACATTGCTGACCTGTTTAGTGACATACTAGAACAAACAGAAATCAGGATTTTACAGAGTATTGCTGAAGCTGGCTATGCTACACCAGAGGACATTGCAGCTGCTATTGAAGAAGCTGGGTTGTTAACTGCAGAAAACTTGGCTGATACTTTAGAAGCTGCTGGATTTGCTACACCAGAGGACATTACTAATGCACTACAAGCTGCTGGATTTGCAACTCCAGAGGACATAGCTACTGCATTAGAAGCAGCTAACATACTGACTCCAGAAGCCTTAGCAACAGCTTTGTCTGAAGCTGGTTTTGCAACTCCAGAGGACATAGCTACTGCATTGGCTGACTCAGGTTTTGCTACACCTGAAGACATAGCTACTGCGTTACAGGCCGCTGGTTTTGCAACGCCAGAAGACATTACAACAGCATTAAATGCAGCAGGACTACTTACTGCAGACGACCTAGCTACTGCTTTGTCTGAGTCTGGGTTTGTAACAGCTGAAGATTTAGTAACTGCTCTGGCTGAAGCTGGCTTTACTACTCCGGAAGACATTGCTTCTGCTATTAGTGGACTAGCAACTCCTCAGGACATTGCTGATGCCTTAGACGCTGCTGGGTTTGCAACACCGCAGGACATTCAAGACGCAGTTGCAGGTTTAGCAACACCTGAAGACATCCAAGAAGCACTAGCTAACTTTAACTTTACAGACGACCAGATAGCACAACTGACTGCTGCTATTCCTGAAGGACTGACTTTAGACCAGCTTAATGAAACGCTTGCTGGTGCGCTAGAGGGTGTAGCTACAGGTGAAGAACTAGACGCAGTAATGGACGCTATTACAGGTCTAAACTTTGCTACGCCAGAAGACGTTGAAAACGCTTTAGCCAACTTTAACTTTACTGACGACCAACTACAGCAGATTGTAAACGCACTGCCTCCCGGTCTAAACATAACAGACCTAAATGACGCACTGGCTACAGCTTTAGACGGCCTTGCGTTAGGGGCTGACTTAGACGCAGCAACAGACACTATTGTTACTGCAATTAATGGTCTGAACTTCGCTACGGCAGAAGATGTACAAAATGCTTTAGCAAACTTTGGCTTTACCGATGACCAGCTACAGCAGATTGCTGGCGTTATTCCTGAGGGTTTGACACTAGCAGAACTAAACGAAGCTTTGAGTTCGTCCCTTGCTGGAATTGCATTAGGCACTGACCTAGACGACGCTACAAATACTATTGTCAATGCCATTGATGGTCTAGCGTTTGCAACTCCGGAAGACATTAGGACTGCTTTGTCAGAGTTTAATTTTACTCAAGACCAACTCGATCAGATTGCTGCACTAATACCAGACACACTAAGAAGTGGAGAAGTAGAAGACTTACTAAGCACTGCTCTTACTGGAATATCTAGGCAAGAAGATGTAGACACAGCCTTTGCTTCTCTTACAACAAACTTGACTGAGGGCATACGCAGCCTAGAAGCTGGACAAGAAGAAATACTTACAGGTCAAACTAGAATTGGCGAAGATATCCAAAGTGTCGAAGAACTGCTTATGGCTAGTACAGGTCTTTTAGGAGCTTTGGGTGCTGGAGGTGCTGCTGCTGTTCCTCAGGCCAGACCTTATGATCCTTATCTTGAAAAACTAAGCTATGCTCCTCAAATGGTTGAAGTAGAAAGACCACAGCCAAAAACAGACTACAACAAAGAAGTTGACAGATTATTAACAATAGGTATGGGCGGTAAAAAACCGGGGATGTTAGTATGACATATTTAAACCTAATGAACAACGTACTACGTCGGTTGCGTGAAGAAGAAACTACGTCCGTTACAAGTACGACTTATGTCAAAATGGTGAGTGACTTTATCAATGACGCTAAGAAGATAGTAGAAGAAGCAGCCGACTGGTCTGCCCTGCGTGAAACCATTGTTGTAACTACTTCTGCTTCCGACAACAGTTACTCACTGACTGGTGGTGGTGACAACGTAAAAGTGATGTGTGTCCTGAACGACACTAGTAACTTGTTTATGGACTACCAAACAAAAGACTGGTTCAACGAGCAGTTGTACATTAGCAGTGCAGCAGAAGGCGCACCACGGTACTACACATACAACGGATTGGACTCTAGTGGCGACACAGAAGTACTTGTAGGCCCAACACCAGACGGTGTCTACAGCCTTCGGTTTGATGTAGTCAAGCGTCAGGCAGACTTGAGTTCTAACACTGACACATTGCTTGTCCCTGCAATGCCTGTGATACACTTAGCTGTAGCTTTGTTGGCCCGTGAGCGTGGTGAGACAGGCGGCACATCGACTGCTGAGTACTTTAGCATTGCTGATAAGTTTTTGTCTGACGCTATTGCTATAGACGCAGCAAAGCACCCTGAAGAGATGGTATTTAGGACTATTTAATATGGCTCAAGAACTACGTAGCATCAATCTTGTAGCACCAGCGTTTAAAGGTATCAATACCGAAGATTCACCGTTGGCTCAAGATCCGTCGTTTGCAGAGATTGCAGACAACGCCGTGATTGACAAACGTGGTCGAATTGCAGCACGTAAGGGTCACAGCGTTATTACAACAAACAAAACAGCGCTAGGCTCTGGTACAATTAGGGTTATAAAAGAGTTCGATAGAAGCAGTGGCAGTAACGTAGTTTTGTCTGCAGGAAACAACAAGATATTCACAGGCACTACAACGCTTACGGACGCGACCCCCGGTAGTTACACAATCACAGCGGACAACTGGAAGATTGTTAA